GAAAAGAAACTTGAAAAGAAACAGACAAAGCAATTAGTTATTTGTTACAGTTATTATTTATAATATAAATTTCTTTATAATATTTATAATATAAATTTATAAAATTTTTAATATTTATAAAATAATATAAAGAAATTTTTTCTATAGGAAAATTATTGAAATAAAAGATGGGAGTAGTTACTGATGAAACGAAAGTTGACAATCTGGTTAGTCAACTGGTTGATAAAAAAGTCAAAAAAGCTATTAAAAAAGAAAGGAAGATCAGACTTGCTTATAATTTTTGTAATCCAAAAGAAATTTTCAAATATATATTAGATAGAGTAAAAAGAAAAACAAATAAAAAAGCTGAAATAGAAATTACTAATAAACAAAAAAAACAATTTATGAAAAAAATTACTAATGAAGTAAATAAATTATTAGAGAAACTAGAAAATGATTTTTTCGAAATAAATAAATTTGTAGTGGGTGGTGATTTTAGTGAAGATAAGATAATAAAAGAATTTGAAAATGATGATTATTTCATTCCTTCCTCCTTCTATTGTTTAATTAAATGCATAGAAAAATATTTAGGAGTTAGAATCGCGAAAGATAGTGTTGAACCTATTGGTATGAGTATTAATAAATTCAAATCTGTTTTAGAAAAAGAAAAAATTAAAATTAACGATTGCCCTTCCATTTTCTATTTTAATGAGAGGGAGTTAAAAATGGAAAAAATAGAACCATTCGTGAATAACAAAAGAGCTGCTATCTTTTTATTTAGAATCAAAAGAAATTTGTATCATTCGGTTTTAATTAAAAATAAAGGAAAGGTTGATTTGGATGATTATAAAAATATTATAGAAAAAATTGATTATGAGAAAACATATGAATTGAGAAATGAAACTTTAAAAATAGAAAAGCCAGCAATAAAAAATAGAGATAAATATTTTTATGTATATGATATCGAAACAAGTGCATTAGAAATTGATGGGGAATTAGTAAAATTGGTACCTGAAGGAATTGCTTTGATGAAAGTTGATGAGAAAAAAGATTGTGAGAGAGATGATGTGGTGACGTTTATAGGTAATGATTGTTTTGAAAAGATGTTTGATTATCTTTCCGAAAACGAGCCAAATAGGGTTATAAAAATTTTTGCTCATAATGGAGGAAGGTTTGATAATTTATATGTGAAAAATATGAAAAATATTAAAATAAAACAACAAATAAAAGTTTCTGGAATCATAAAAAAATTGGTTGTCTTATATAATAAAAAAGAATTTGTATTTTTAGATTCATTTTCGTTTTTACAAGCTTCATTAAAAATGAGTTGTCAGTATTTCCAAACTGAAAAGAAAGAAGAATTTGATATTGCTTGTAAAAGTCATGAATGGTTCGAAAATAACAGAAAATGGATTAAGTATATGAAAAATGATGCATTTGTATTAGGACAGATAATGAAAAAATTTGAGTCTTATTTGAATCAATTTGGTGAAAGCGTAACTACAAATACCGGAATAGCTTCTATATCTTGGAATATATTAACGAAAACCTGTTATTCTCTTAATATGGCTTATATATTAAAATGTCCGGTTACAAAGATGTTTATAAGAAACTCATGTTATGGTGGAAGGGTATTGCATTATAGGAATAGGTTTATTGCAAATGTAACCAAAATAAGAGGAAAAACTTCAAAAGGATTAGTATCATTGGATGGAAATTCGTTATATCCTTCAGCAATGTATATTGGAGAGTATCCAATAGGAAGACCAATAATATTTCCAGAAGAAAAATTATGTGTAGGAATAATTAAGCTCCTAATAGAAAAAGGTTTTCTCTTTATTGCTGAAGTAGAAATCGATGGAATGAATATTCGATATCCATTATTACCATATAGAAATGAAAAGGGAATAATAATGTATAAATCTGGACTGTTTTCTGGAGTTTATAATTCTATTGATTTAGAAGAAGCATTGAACGATGGATATAAAATAAAAAAGGTAAAAAAATTAATTTTTTGGGAAAACAAAACAAGAATGTTTAAGAATTTGATTAAGAATTTTTATGAAAAGAGAAAAGAATTAAAGAAAGAAAAAAACCCAATGGAATATGTATTAAAAATAGCATTGAATTCTATGTATGGTAAATTTTTAGAAACTATAAAAACTTGTTATAAATATAATGAAAATAGTTTAAATCCACTTGATGAAATTAAAGAGATTTCAAAGCTACCTAATGGACAATATGAATTTAAGGTGGATCATATAATAAAAATTAATAAAAAACCAATTCAAATAGCATCGTTTATTTTATCCTATGCGAGAAAAATAATGAATAATCTAATAAGAAAAGTAGGACCTGAAAATATATTTTATTCTGATACAGATTCTATATATTGTACTATTGAATCAGCAAAAGGGATTGAGTTAAATAATGATTTATGTGGATTTAAAAATGATTATGGAGAAAATGCAGTAATTAAAGAAGCATACTTTTTAGATGTTAAAAGATATTTAGTTATATTTTCAAAACCGGTTGAAAATAGAAAATTCAAAGCAAAATTTAATGGATTGAATTTCGTTAATATATTACAAACTAAAGATTATGCTACCAATGAAGATTGTGAATTAGAAAAAATAAGAAATATTTATGAAACATTATATAATAACCCTGGAAAAGAGATGACAATTATTCAAAACAGATGGATAAGGAAAATGAATTCAGTATTTATTAATCAAAAAGAAATGGAATATTATATTAACCCCGAAGAAAGGGGAAAGTGGGTATATGGAAAATGGTATCCTATTGATTATATATTTGATGATAAAAGAAAAATGTTAGGACCAATTACTAAATTTGAAAATACAAATAAAACACCATCAGATTTTTGTTTAATTAATAATAATATATACTCAGCACTTCCATTAGTGTATGAAAAATTAAATAAGGATTTCATATGTAGGCCAGTAAAGAAACTAGAGAAGTTAACAATAAATTCGACACATAGTAATTATGTAATAGATGAAAATAAACAAATATATTATAGAAGATTAAAGAAAAAGAAAAATGGTTACTTTTTTGAAGTATATGAAATAAATGAATATGGGCCAATAAGAAAATTAAAAGAAAAAGAGACCCCTAAAAAATTATTTTATTTATATGTAATGAAAGATGGAAATAACATTTTTCCAAGAATAACTAAAGAAGAATATGAAAAAATAAAAGATTTTTTCAAATTATAATATAATATTATATAATGGATATCGAAACAACACAAAAAGAATTACATTCTGGTAAAAACCTAGCATTGCTAGATGATGAAACATTAAAATATGGAAAGACACCTATAGGAAAAGCAATTATAAAAGAAAAGAAAGAAGAAGAAGAGAAACCATGGAAAAAGAAAATAGAGTGCAAAGTATGTGGAAAAACCTATAGTAGATCTGGCTCCTATAGGCATAAACGAACAAAATACCATCAAATGTATGCCAATATAGAAGAGAAAATAAGAAAAATAATTTTAAATGTATGAATAATAACTTTTTCTCATCAATTAAATATAAATATGTTAAATTTAGAAAATGGTAAAGCAATTGCAATTATTCATGGAGGAAAATATGATTCGGAAATAATTTATATTGATGAGGAAGAAGATAATGAAGGAGGATACCCATTTAAGGATAGATTGTTACTCCCAAAGAAATCTAAATTATTTCCATTGGTTGATTTAAAATCACGACAAGTGGCTTATATTGCTGGACCGTCAGGATCAGGTAAATCCACCTATGCTTCTAATTTAGCTAAAAAATATGAGAAATTATACCCTGAAAATTTTATTTATCTATTTTCGAGAGTAAATCATGATCCTGTATTTGAAACAGGATTCAAAAAAAAACCAGTAAGGATAGAAATAAATGAAGATTTAATAAAAAGACCAATAGATATAATGACTCATTTGAAAGGTGGGGCATTAGTAATTTTTGATGATATTGATAGTATTCACGATGATAAATTAAAGAAAGAAGTAATTAAATTAGAAACAGATATTTTAGAAATGGGAAGACACAACAATATATATGTTATTTGTTGTAACCATTTAATAAATCCTAATGAAAGAAAATTTGGAAGAACCATTCTTAATGAAGCACACACATTTACATTTTTCCCTAAATCAGGATCAACATATCAGATTTCTTATTGTTTGAGAAAGTATTTTGGATTAGATAATAAATTAATTGATTATTTATTAAATTTTTCAAAAAGTAGATGGGTTACAATAAGTAAAACCTATCCAATGTATGTATTATGGGAGTACGGTGCAGGAATTTTATAAGTAAAATATATATATGGAAACTGTTTTAAAAAAATACAGAGATATAGCCCTTTCTGATAGAGAAGTATTGAAAATTGTTAAAAATAGAGCAAATCTAGTTTTATATTCCGAATTAATTAATTTTAAAAATATTGATGAGGTATTAGGATTCTTTGGGGCTTCTTTCATTCTTTTTGAATCAAAACCACATTATGGACACTGGTGTTTAATTTTTAAAAGAACCCCTGAGATTATTGAATTTTTCAATCCATATGGAGGGTTCCCTGATGATAGTCTTGAATATATCCCTTATAGTTTTAGAGTAGCAAGTAATCAGCTTTTTCCTATTCTTTCTCATTTATTGGATAAATCTCCTTATAAGTTGGAATATAATGAATTTCAGTTTCAACAGAAAAAAAAGGATGTAAAAACTTGTGGGAGATGGTGCGGAGTAAGATTAGTATTAAGAAATTTAGATATATATGAATTCAAAGAGGTAATCGATTATCTAAGTAGAAAATTAAAACTTAAACCTGATGATGTTGTTACAGTATTAACAATTTATATTAATAAATAAATAATTTTTTCTTTATTAATATAAATGAGTTATTACTGCCTGCAGCATAATGAAGATAATGTTTATTTAAACGTAATTTTTCAAAATAATCCGGATGATCCAAATTTAGAAACTATTGCTGAATATAATGTAACAAAAACTCAACCTATCATAGATAAACCTTCTAATTATTATGTTTCTGTTATCAGATTTGATGTTCCTTTAAATGGTATTCCTCTTTTTATTGCTCCTATTATTCCTAATCAACCTAATCCAAATTTAACTCCACTTGAATTTGGAATAAATGGTTTTACAACTAATGTTATTTACAAACCTGATAATTATCTTACCCCTCCTATTCAGAATCAACCTAAACAAGTTATTACTCCGTATTATTTTGTTTATTCTTTTCAAAATTTTATCACTTCATTCAATGATGCACTACTGATTTGTTATAATAATTCAGGACAACCAGGTGGAGCAGGACCTCCTTTTTTTGTTTTTGATCCACCTACACAATTAATTTATTTAATAGTTCCAATTCAATTTGTTAATAGTTTTCCAAGTCTGACAATTAATCAATATACTGCAAATTATCTAGAAGGGTTTAGATTAAGATACCTTAGTTCTAATTTACTTGAATTTGTTCTTGAAAATACAAATTATAATGGATTTTCAAAAATAGGTCAAAACTTTCCAGTTCAGACTCCTCCCAAATATCTTGTAATAAGTCAAGAATACCCTTGTATGGATTATTGGCTTTCATTAAGAAAAATTGTTTTAATTTCAAATACAATTCCTATTCATTTCGAATATATTCCAGCATTTGATTCTATTACAGGAGCTCAAACGAGTGTTACTACTTCTCTTCCAATTTTAACTGATTTTGTTCCTAATGTTGAATATCCAAAAGATGCTAGAAGTATAGCTGTTTATAACCCTCTTAGTCAGTATCGATTAATTGATTTGAAAGGTGAAAACCCAATTTATTCAATTGATTTGAAAATTTATTGGCAAGATAAATTAGGAAATTATTATCCACTTTATATTCAAATTTTACAACAAGCAAGTGTGAAAATAGTTTTTCTGAAAAAAAATTTATATTTAAAAAATTAAGCTTTCTCATTTTTGAAAATATTTTATAATGTATTAATATAATGAGTCTTAGTTACGAAAGATTAGATGTGGTTCAAGTTAAGGATCCACTTTTGATACTTAAAAATAAAAGAGAATATGCAGTTTTGGACGGTGGTCAACAAGTTTCTTGGAAACCTTATACAACTACTTCAGTTTCTTCCTCATCTATACAATTTTCAACTCCTCCTCCCAGTGGTGCAATAGTAGTTAACAGAAAACAATATCTTCTCATGCCTATTCGACTTACTTTTACAGGTATTTCTCCTCCCCTTCAAAATCTTTTAAATCCTGGAACAGATGCTCCTCGAGCTTACCCACTTTCATCAGCAATTGATGTTTTGCAGGTTACTATCAATAATCAAGGTGTTTCTATTAATCTCGGGGATATAATTCAAGGACTTCTTCATTTTAATACTCCTGAATGTCTTTCCCAACTTGATTTTTCAATGACTCCTAATCTTCTTGATCAATCTCAAGCTTATTCTCATCTTAATGGAACAAATAGAAACCCTCTTGCTTTTTATGGTGATAACTTAGATCAATCTATGCAAGGAAGAGGTAGTTTTCCTTTTGTTATTGTTCAAAATACCGGTGCATCTGCTATTGTTGATATGCTTGTTTGTGAACCAATTTTCTTAAGTCCTTTTTATTGGGGTCCTTTTAATCAAAGTGGTTGGTATAATGTTACTACTTTAGATTGGAATATTACTTTTTTCAATCAAGCAGGTAATCGAATGTGGTCACACGATGCTAATTCTTCACCTGGTACAACAATTACTAATATTTCATTTTCATTTAACAATTTTGCACCAGCGTTTAGTTTTGCTATTAATCAACCATTTTTGTTAATGCAATATGTTACTCCTAAAGCCCTTGACTTAATTCCTTGGAATATGCCAATTACATATCCATATTTTGAAGTTTTGAGATTTATTACTGATTCTCAAAATGTAGTTGCTCCTGGAGGTACTTGGAATTTTGTTTCAAATAACATTCAATTAAATTCAATTCCTCGAAGAATTTATGTGTGGGTGCGAGAAAGAAATAGTGATCTTTTCTCTACCTGTCATAACCCTGATACTTATTTCTCTATTGAAGCTCCTTTTTCAGTTCAATGGGAAAATAAAAATAATCTTTTCTCTTCTGCTACAAAATTTGATCTTTACAAAATGTCAGTTAAAAATCATT